AAAACATTGGATTAAGGTTTGGTTATGATGGTTCAACCTACAATAAAGGAGCGGTATATTTTATTAGCAAAAGCGCAAATGGAGTAGGTGATTTAATATTTGCTTTAAATAATTCTGAAAATAGTGCGAACGTATCGACATCTGACGAACGAATGCGCATTACCTCGGGCGGAAATGTGCTGATTGGAACAACCTCCGACAACGGAGCAAGGTTGCAGGTTAGTGGTAATGGGCATTTCAGTCAAGCAGATGCTAATGTATATATACAGAGTACCTCTGGCAGTGGTAAAAATTGGCAATTACAATCTTTTTCAGATGGCAACTTATACATAAATGTATCAGGAGTATTTTCAGCTTTAAGTCTAAACGGCTCCACAGGCGCAGCTACCTTCTCCTCTTCGGTTACGGCTGGGGGTAATATACTTGGTGCTTCTATTATAATGACACCTGTAACTGCCAATCCTTCATCAACTGCTCCTGCTTTATATCAACCTGCAACTGGTGAACTTGGAATAAATGTTAATGGTGGCGAACGAATGCGCATCTTCTCCGATGGCAATGTATTTATTGGTTCATCCCCATCCAACGCTGGCTTTAAGCTAGACGTTAACGGAACAGGGAGGTTTAGTGGGAATGTTACAGTAGTAAGCTCATCGTCTTCAACTTCAATAGGAACAACAGGTCAAATACAGATAACTTCATCAACTGGTCTTGCAGCACCTGCTGGAGATATTTATTTACAATCTGTTATTGATAGTGCAACTCCAGGAGATAGAGGAACTGCTTTTGTAGTTCAAACAGGTCGAACTTCTGGCATTGCAGAAAGATTTAGAATAGCCTCCACAGGCGCAGCTACCTTTAGTAGTGGAATTGCAACAAGTGGATATACTGCTAGTTCTAGCTACGCAGCTATATTTAATGGTGCAGTAGGAATAGGAACTAGTACGCCTAGCACAACTGATAATTTAACACTTTCTTCAAGTACTGCATTTAATTTACAACTAACTAACCCTGGAACAGGCGGTGTTACTTGGCAAATTGGCGCAACCAGTAATGATTATGGTTCTGGGGGTAATAGACTTGTTTTTACATACGGAAACGCTTCAGCAAATTCGGTTTTAACTCTTGTGCAGTCAACAGGCAACGTTTTAATTGGAACCACAACTGATGCAAGCTATAAGCTAGATGTCAACGGAACTGGGCGGTTTAGTGCTGCTTCTACTGACTATGCTTTAACGTTACAAAATATACAAGATGACTCACAAGGTTTATTAGTAAGAGCAACAGACAATGATAGTAATTTATACTTAATTAGAGCACAAAGTTCTAATTCTTCTACTTCTCAAACTTGGGTAGATAGATTTACATTAGCAAAAAATGGCGCAGCTACCTTCTCCTCTTCTGTAACGGCTAACGGAACATTATCTTTGCAAGCATCTGCTACAGGCTCTACTGCTACCCATGTGCCTGTATTTACTGCTGACCCTGCTTCTACAACTAGAAGCTTATTAACAAGAACGCTACAGGATTTCAAGTTTGATGTAGGTTCTTTTATTGCTAAGGGAGTTAGAAGCAACGCAGGTGACTATACAAGAACACTAGACAGTGTAAATGACTATAGCTTGTGGCAGGATAACTTTGATTGGCTTGCATCATACAATCAGTCTAAAGTAATTATTGAGGCTCAGACTACAGGTAACATTAATAGTAGTAACACCGCAGATAAGCAGCTAACTATTGGATGGGGAATTTCTTCTGACACTAACTTTAACGGAGATGATTATTGTACTGTCAATGTACCTTTGGGAACAGGAGCAGTTGACTATAACGTCATAATAAATGGAACAATTACAATCACATCTAACTCCGAATTAAAAATGGTAATTAGAGTTCAGATAGCTAGTGGTAACGTTATAGAACAAAATGTTATGAGAATGGCAAATGTTACTGCTGCTGGAGCAATGTTGAACGCTGCTAAAAATATAGCATTCACTGGAAAGATGAACGTAACAGGTACACATACTTGGAGTCAAAGACAAACATATTTAAGATTAAACTAAAACAAAAACACATGAAAACAATCGAACCAGTATCCATTTGGGACAATGGACAAGTACTAGAGGCAAAGATTTTAAATGCCTATGCTGTAAATGTTACACTAGGAACAAGTGCGACATTTTACTATCAGCTATTTTCTCAAAATGAAAACTTATCTCAGGGCCCACAAATAGCGCAAGGAAACTTGAATATGTCAGGCGAGGCTTACGCACAATGGGAAGTGGACTCCTACGCATGGGACTGGGTAGCAGAACAACTGAACCTAACCATCACAGGTGACTATGTACCACCAGTGCCTCCAACTCCTGTACCTCCACAGCCTGAGACCGAAGAATAATCATGGCAAAAATAAGCTCATACTCAACAGATGCTACCGTATCTTACAGCGATAAGTTAATCGGTACCGATGCTCAGGATAGCAATATCACCAAGAACTACACTATTGGTAGCATCCTAGCTATGCCTCTACCATCCGTGCCTGTCTACGCTAACAATACAGCGGCAAAGGCAGCAGGACTAGTGGCAGGGAATATTTACAGAATTACAGGAACTGATACTGCCGGCATTGTTTGGTAGTACGTTCAATTAAATCAAATCTAATCTAATGGACATAAGAAAGATATCGGTAGGCCCGGATTACAAGGGCAGCGCAATGCATTACATCGTGGGTCAGCGAATACTAGGCGACTCCAATGAAATACATTTAATTAAATTCGATGAGAAGAAGAACTCCTTCAAAGTATTTATCATCAACGATAAATTAGAGGTAGTTCTTTGGAAAGAATTTAATTCTACTATACCCGTATCGGTCGAATACAATATTAATATCTAATGAAATCCCCATTTTATTTTATTGCCAAACCCGTTAATGGGAAGAGGTACGACAATACAAAAGACATTGGTGGTGTAGAGCTAATAGTAAGCACATCTGAGGAGGACCACAAGTTCTCCAACAGATTTGCTGAAGTAATGGAAACTCCGCTAGGATACAAAGGACCGATTCAAATTGGAGACATCCTACTCGTACACCACAATGTCTTTAAGTTTTACAACGACATGAAGGGTCGGCAAAAAAGCGGCAAGTCATTCTTTAAAGATGACCTGTTCTTTATTGAGCCCGACCAATTCTTTATGTACAAGAGCAAAGGAGTATGGAACGCTTACGATAGGTACTGCTTTGTCAAGCCTATCCCAGCAACGGAGAGCTACATTAAAAAGCCAATCAGTGAAGAACCTCTTGTTGGTATAATGAAGTACCCTAACCGTTACCTTTCAAAGCAAGGCATAAAAGAAGGCGATATGGTCTGCTTTACCCCTGATAGTGAATACGAGTTTACTGTTGATGAAGAAAAACTTTACAGAATGTTTGACCATCAGATAACTATCAAGCTATGAATTTACTATCTTTTGACAACGTACTCCAAGACCCGACACATTATGTCTCAGAAATTTATTTATACGGGTTTCAGGACGTGGCAGATGGACAGCACGTCTTTAGAAACATACAGCCTAGAGGAATTCACGATGACTTTGCCAAATTTGTATCTAAACTATTTCCTGACTATAGAGTAGAGCTTAATTTTGTGAGGAGGTCTCCATTAAATCAGGAGGAGCCAAATTTTATCCATACGGATGAAATGATGGGAGACATCACTTGCATACTCTATTTGAATGAGATGTCTCCAGTTGAAGACGGGACCACAATATATGACGAGGACAACAACCCGTTAGTCGTGGTCTATTCAAAGTTCAATAGAATGATTGCTTTTGACTCTGGCCTACCACACTCTAGGAATTTGTTTGAGAACTTTGGCGAAGGTGAATCAGCTAGATTAATTCAAGTTGCATTCTTGAGGTACAAGCTATGAGAGATTCGAAAGAAATTAAGCTTAGAATTATTAATGCAGGCTACAAGGCTGTAGACGAATTGATTAAGGTGGCCGAAGAGAGCGTGGTAAAGAGTGGGGATGAGGACGGTGAGCTTGCAGCTGACAGATTAAAGAATGCAGCAGCCACAAAGAAGCTAGCAATATTTGATGCGTTTGAGATTCTCAATAGAATAGAGTCAGAGAAAGAGGGCCTAGAGGCGATAGACAAAGGGATAAGTAGAACTGATACTAAACAAGGGTTTGCAGAGCGAAGGTCAAAGCAGTAGTCTGTGTAGGGTAATAAAGGATTGTATTCCTCCTGCAGTAATCTCTAATAAGAATAGAGTGATGTCGTGGCTCTATGGTTACAATGAGCAGTACGATGTCGTTGTCATTTCTAAGACAGGCAAGATTGGTGAGGTGGTAGAGATATCAGGGCTAAAGATTGCGCTGCCGGCTACGCCTGAAAAGTGTTTTCAAAGACACCCATCTAAGGCTGAACAGTATTGGGAGAGAGAAGATATCCCCAAGGAATTGGCAAAGATTCAGTCCATCTTTCAATGGAACGAAAAGCCAAGGGAGTTCAAGGACCGATGGGTGGACTACATCGAGCAAGAGTTTGACTACAGAGAGAACGGGTATTGGTTCATGAATAATGGTGTCAAGACCTACATCACAGGCTCGCACTATATGTATCTGCAGTGGTCCAGTATTGACGTAGGCTACCCCGACTTCCGTGAAGCCAACCGCATCTATTGGCTATTTTGGGAAGCCTGTCGCGCTGACCCAAGGTCATTCGGCATGGTCTATCTAAAGATTAGACGCTCAGGGTTCTCGTTCATGTCATCATCTGAGTGCGTCAACATAGGCACGCTCGCGCGCGACTCTCGTATTGGCATCCTGTCTAAGACTGGTGCCGATGCTAAGAAGATGTTCACCGACAAGGTGGTGCCAATCAATAGCCGTCTGCCATTCTTCTTCAAGCCTATCATGGACGGTATGGACAAGCCAAAGACAGAGTTGGCGTTTAGAATCCCTGCGTCCAAGATTACTAAGAAGAATATGTATGAGTCTGACGACAATGAGATTGAAGGACTCGACACCACCATTGACTGGAAGAATACAGAAGACAACTCATACGATGGTGAGAAGTTGTTGTTCTTGGCTCATGACGAATCAGGAAAGTGGACTAAGCCTGTAAACATTAAAGAAAACTGGCGTGTAACCAAGACCTGTCTACGTTTGGGTAGCAAGATTATCGGCAAGTGCATGATGGGTTCAACATCAAATGCGCTGAATAAAGGCGGTCAGAACTTCAAAGACATATACGAAGAGTCAAACGTAAAGACTCGTAACGCCAACGGTCAAACTAAAAGTGGGCTGTACGCCATATTCATTCCAATGGAGTGGAACATGGAAGGCTTTATTGACCTGTATGGCCACCCAGTTTTTAATAAGCCAAGCGCGCACATCAAAGGAGTGGATGGCAATTGGATTACCAATGGAGCCATTGACTACTGGAACGCTGAAGTTGAGTCATTAAAGAATGACCCTGACGCATTGAACGAATTCTATCGTCAGTTTCCTCGCACAGAGAGCCACGCGTTCCGTGACGAGAGCAAGTCATCCATCTTTAACTTGACCAAAATATATCAGCAGATTGATTACAATGACTCCATGATTAAGGAGCACTACCTTACTAGGGGCTCTTTCTCTTGGAAGGATGGCATTAAAGATACAGTAGTCATTTGGACCCCTGACCCAAGGGGCAGGTTCAATATAAGCTGGTTCCCACCAAAACATTTGCAGAATAATGTACACTTACGTAATGGCATTAAGTGCCCCGGAAATGAACATATTGGGTCATTTGGATGTGATTCATACGATATATCTGCTGTGGTTGGCGGACGTGGTTCTAACGGAGCCCTTCATGGAATGACCAAGTTCCACATGGACGAGGGCCCAACAAATGAGTTCTTCTTAGAGTACATAGCAAGACCACAGACTGCAGAGATATTCTTCGAAGAGGTGTTGATGGCCTGTGTGTTTTATGGTATGCCTATATTGGTAGAAAACAATAAACCGAGATTGTTGTATCACTTAAAGAATAGAGGATACAGAGGGTTTTCAATTAATAGACCTGACAAACAATTCGCTAAATTGACAAAGACTGAACGAGAATTAGGCGGCATACCTAACTCATCAGAAGATGTGAAGCAGTCACACGCGTCAGCGATTGAGTCTTACATTGAAAAATTTGTGGGCCTTGACCTAGAGGGTAAGTACAGAGATGCCGACCTAATGGGGACAATGCCTTTCACAAGAACGCTTGAGGATTGGGCCAAATTTGACATAAATGATAGAACAAGATTTGATGCTTGTATTAGCTCAGGTCTTGCTATAATGGCCAATCAGAAGCACCTGTACGTGCCTGAAAAAAAAGAATCGAAATTAATTATTAACTTCGCTAAATATAAGAACGAAGGGACATTAAGTCAATTGGACAAATGAAAAATATAACCATAGAAATAAATGCGGTATCTTTTCCTAGTCAGTTAGCTACTGACGCAGAAAAAGCATCGGATACCTTCGGTCTACAAGTTGGTCAAGCAATACAATACGAGTGGTTTAGAAAAGATGGTAGCTCTTGTAGATACTATGGACAGTGGCAAGACTTTAGAAGATTAAGACTATATGCTCGTGGAGAGCAGCCCATTGGTAAATATAAAAATGAATTAGCTATTGACGGAGACTTGTCTTATTTAAACCTAGACTGGACTCCTGTTCCTATTCTACCAAAGTTTATTGACATTGTTGTGAATGGTATGTCTGACCGACTATTTAAGGTTAAGGCATACGCTCAGGATGCAATGTCTCAAGCGAAGCGAAGCAAGTATCAAGACATGGTTGAGGGGCAGATGATTTCAAAACCTGTCCTTGAGATTATTCAAGAGAAGACGGGCATAAATCCATTTATGATGGACCCTGAAAATCTTCCTGAAACAGACGAAGAGTTGTCACTATATATGCAGCTTAACTATAAGCCTGCTATTGAGATTGCTGAGGAAGAAGCCATCAATACCATCTTTGACGAGAATCATTATGATGATACTCGAAAGAGATTGAATTATGACATTACTACTATTGGTATTGGCATTGCCAAGCATGAGTTTTTACAGGGGACTGGCGTGCAGGTGTCTTATGTAGACCCAGCCAATGTTGTATACAGCTACACTGAGGACCCATTCTTTAAGGATTGCTTCTATTGGGGTGAGATTAAGACCATGCCAATTACTGAGCTGATGAAGATTGACCAGTCTCTTACAAGAGAGGACTTGCAACAAATCACGCAGTACAGCCAAGCATGGTATGACTACTACAATGTGGCGCAGTTCTACGAGAACAGTATGTTCTTTAGAGATACCTGTACTCTTTTATACTTTAACTACAAGACCACAAAGAAAATCGTCTACAAGAAGAAGAATCTTGAAGGCGGTGGGTCAAGAGTAATTGAGAAGGACGAGAACTTCAACCCTCCTACAGAGATGATGGAGGAAGGTAACTTCGAAAAGATTGAGAAGACCATTGACGTATGGTACGATGGTATCATGGTAATGGGTACCAATATTTTATTGCAGTGGAAGATGTCTGAGAACATGGTTCGACCTAAGTCGGCATCTCAGCACGCATTGCCTAACTATGTGGCTTGCGCTCCACGTATGTACAAGGGTGTGATTGAGTCGTTGTGCAGAAGGATGATACCTTTTGCTGACTTGATTCAAATCACTCACCTCAAGCTACAGCAGGTGATTGCACGTACCGTGCCTGATGGTGTATTCATTGATGCGGATGGATTGAATGAGATTGACTTGGGAACAGGCAACGCTTATAACCCTGAGGATGCATTGAGGCTATACTTCCAAACAGGTAGTGTTATTGGCCGAAGCTACACTCAGGATGGAGACTTTAACAACGCTAGAGTTCCTATCCAGCAGTTGAGCTCCAACTCAGGGGCTAGCAAGACTCAGATGCTAATCACCAATATGAACCATTATATTGACATGATTAGGTCTGTGACTGGTCTAAATGAGGCTAGAGACGGCTCTACGCCTGACCCTAACTCTTTGGTTGGTCTACAGAAATTGGCAGCGCTGAACTCAAATACTGCAACAAGACACATTCTTGATGCGTCATTGTATTTGTTCCGCTCATTGTCTGAGGCTTTGACTTACAGAGTTGCTGACATCTTAGAGTACTCAGACTTCAAGGAAGAGTTTGCGAATCAAATCGGTAAGTATAACGTCTCTATCTTGAATGAGATTAAGGACTTATACATTTATGACTTTGGTATCTTCATCGAGGTGTCTCCTGATGAAGAGCAAAAGGCTCAGCTAGAGGCCAACATTCAGATGGCATTGTCTAAGGGCGATATCAACCTTGAGGACGCTATTGACATTCGTGAGATTAGAAACATCAAGCTTGCCAATCAGCTATTGAAGCTAAAGCGTGTTAAACTGCAGGAGCGTGAGGAAAAGATGGCTATGCAGAAGCAGGCCATGATTGCTCAGCAGCAACTACAGGCTCAGCAGTTGGCCGCTGAAACGGCAATGCAAAAGCTAGAGATGGAGACAAGAGCTAAGATGCAGATTAAGCAAGCCGAGGTGGCTTTTGATATGCAGAAAGCTGAGAAAGAAGCTGCTCTTAAATCTCAATTGATGAGAGAAGAGTTTGATTACAATCTTCAGCTTAGAAGTATGGATGTTACTAATTTGACTGAAAGAGAGAAGATGAAGGAAGACGCCAAGGCAAAAAGAATTAGCCAGCAGAATACCGAGCAATCTAAATTAATTAATCAACGAAAGAACAATCTTCCTCCTTTGAGTTTCGAATCAAATGAAGACAGCTTAGATGGCTTTGATTTGGCTGAATTTGAGCCTCGATAAAATGTTAAAATAATTAATTAAGTTTGTACAAATAAAATCTAATAAAATGGAAATCAAAGTAAGGTCACTAGACGTCATTGAACCGAAGAGTGTTCAAGAGGTAGAAAACGAGTTGATTGAAAAGCATGAGCAGTCATTAGAAAGTAATGACGACTTTGTTGAAGAGGCGGCTCCTGCAGAGTTTAACTTTAAAGACGAAGACGTTCTTTCATATATTGGTAAAAGGTATAATAAGCAGATTAACTCATTGGATGATTTGGTTGCTGAGCGTAAAGAATCAGAGCCACTTCCTGAGGACGTAGCTGCTTATTTACAGTATAAAAAAGAAACAGGTAGAGGCTTCGAGGATTTCTTGGAATTGAAGAAAGACTTCGATACAATGAATTCCGAAGACCTACTAAGAAGCTACCTCACATCTACTCAAGAAGGATTAGACAGTGAGGACATCGAGGCTTTAATGGAAGAGTATTCATTCGATGAAGATTTGGATGATGAGTCTACTGTTAAGAAAGCCAAGATAGCTAGAAAGAAAATTATTGCTGAGGCTAAAAAGTACTTCAACAATCAGAAGGAAAAATACAAGGTCCCGCTTGAGTCAAGTATGGGTCTAGTTTCCGATGAAGAGAAGGAGTTGTACGATAGCTACAAACAATATATTAGTGAGGCAAAAACCATAGAGGAGGAGACTACTCGTAAGCGTAAGTGGTTTGACCAAAAAACCGATGAGGTCTTTAGTAAAGATTTCAAAGGATTTGAGTTCAACATTAACGACAAGAGAATTATGTTTTCTCCCGGAGATGCCAGTGAGTTAAAGAGAAGCCAAGCGACTCCTCAGAACTTTATCAACAAGTTCTTGGACGAGCAGGGCCTAATCAAAGACGCATCGGGATACCACAGGTCTTTGTCTATTGCAATGCATCCTGATAAGTTCGCCAAGTTCTTTTATGAGCAAGGGCTAGCTGATGCTACTGACGATGTTACTCGTAAAATCAAGAACATCAATATGTCAGACCGCAAGGCGCCTGAGATTGGTAAGCCATCAGGGAGTATGCAGGTGAGGGCGGTAAACCCTGATTCAGGTAAAAACCTGAAAATCCGCAGTATTAAAAAAATCTAAAACTAAAAACTAAAAACAATGGCAGGTCAATTATTGAGCAACCCTACCTTTCAACTTCAGCCGAGTGCTGAACAGGTAGCTTTGCAAACCAACTACATTACCAACTTCAACTTCTTGAACCAGTATCTTCCTGATACTTACGAGAAAGAATTTGAGCGTTATGGTAATAGAACTATCGCATCTTTCCTACGTATGGTAGGCGCTGAGATGCCTTCTAACTCTGACCAAATTAAGTGGGCAGAACAAGGTCGTTTGCACATTAAGTACACCAACTGTACTTCTGCTGCAGCTATCAACGCTAACACTGCTACTTTCACTGTAGCTGACTCAGGTGTTACTTACATCGCAATCCGTGTAGGTCAGACTGTAATGATTCAGAACAACGCTTCAGGTGTGTTCAACAAAGCAATCGTAACTGCTGTACCTTCTGCAACTACTTTCACTGTAGCTTACTATGAGGCATCAGGTCAGGCGTTCGCAGTTTCTACTCAGTGTACTGTATTCATCTACGGTTCTGAATTTAAGAAAGGTACCAACGGAATGATTGGTTCTTTGGAATCAGAAGACGAAATCTTCTCTAACAACCCTATTATCATCAAAGATAAGTATGCGGTTAACGGTTCTGACATGGCTCAAATCGGTTGGGTTGAAGTAACTACTGAGAACGGAGCTACTGGTTACCTTTGGTATTTGAAGTCTGAGCACGAGACTCGTCTACGTTTCGAGGATTACCTTGAGACTGCAATGATTGAAGCAGTTCCTGCTGCAACTGGTTCAGGTGCTAAGACTGCTGGAATGATGGGTTCTGAAGGTATCTTCTACGTTGTTAACAACAGAGGTAACGTATGGGGAGCTGGTACTCCAACCACTCTTCCTGATTGGGATTCTATCGTATCTCGACTTGACAAGCAAGGTGCTATCGAAGAGAACGTGGTTTTTGTTAACCGTGGTCTTAGCTTCGATATCGACAATATGTTGGCTACCTTGAACGGATACAATGGTGTTAACGCTGCTGGTGCTGCATCTTACGGTCTATTTGACAATGATGTTGACATGGCGTTGAACCTTGGATTTACTGGCTTCCGTAGAGGTTATGACTTCTACAAGTCTGACTGGAAGTACTTGAACGACCCAACCATGCGTGGTGGTTTGAACCAAACTGCAGCTACTGCAACTGGTACTATCACAGGCTTGATGGTTCCTGCAGGTTCTACTTCAGTGTATGACCAAATCATGGGTAAGAACGCTAAGCGTCCATTCTTGCACGTACGTTACAGAGCTTCTGAAGCTGAAGACAGACGTTACAAGACTTGGATTACTGGTTCTGCTGGCGGTGCTGCTACTAGCGACCTTGATGCAATGGAGGTCAACTTCCTATCTGAGCGTTGTGTATGTACCTTGGGTGCAAACAACTTCGTATTGTTCAGATACGGATGATAAATAAATGGAGGGTGTCTTTAGGGACACTCTCCTTTTTTAAATTTTAATCAAATTAAATTCAATAACAAATGGCTAAGGTTATACCTGTAGACAAGGTCTACAAACTGAAGAACGGAAATCCACTTTCCTACACACTAGCATCAAGAAACCACCCTAGATTTCCTCTTATGTGGTTTGATGAAAAGAACAATGTCAATCGCGCTCTTAGATACGCAAGCAATCAGAAGTCTCCATTTGAAGACGAACAAGATGGCAACGCGATTATTGAACCGATTATTTTTGAAGATGGATTCCTAAGGGTCCCAAAAAACAATCCTGTACTCCAACAGTTCCTGCACTATCACCCATTAAATGGGCTTATCTTTACTGAGGTAGACAAGGAGAAGGAAGCGGCTGAAGAAGTCGATGACTTGAACCTAGAAGTTGAAGCATTGGTTGAAGCACGTCAATTAACTATTGAACAGCTTGAAACTCTTACTAGAGTAATGTTTGGCAAGGACCCATCAACGGTGTCTACAGCTGAATTGAAGCGTGATATCTTGGTATTTGCTAAGACTGACCCTAGAGAGTTCTTGAATATATTGAATGACCCTGAATTAAAATACCAAGCAAAAATCAGAATGTTCTTTGAGAACAAGCTATTGGTCTTGAGAAACAATGACAAGGAGATTTGGTTTAACACAGGGACCAACAAAAAGAAAATGATGTCAATCCCTTACGGTGAGGACCCTTATGAAATGGCTGGCGGGTTCCTACAGAGTGACGAAGGCATTGACGCATTAAGAATGTTGGAAGCTACATTAGCGTAAATGGTTGTAAATGGTTTGTTAACACTTGGAAATGAGGGCATTTTTTGTGCCCTCTTTTTTTATGTATATTTGTAAAAAGGCGAAAAAATGATAAACTCTGTTAGAAATACGGTGCTATCCGTTTTGAACAAGAACAACTACGGATACATATCTCCGTCAGACTTTAACTTGTTTGCCAAGCAAGCTCAGATGGAAATCTTTGAAGAGTATTTTTCTGAATACAATAAGGCTATTAATAATGAGAATGCTCGAACTTCAGGTACTGATTATGCTGACTTGCGTAAATCAATAGAAGAGGCGGTTGAAACATTTGCCACGACATCTACTCTTACTCAAGTGACTGCTGCTTCAAATAGATTTTATTTGCCATCGGTAACAACAACTGGATTTGATTACTTCATGATTAACAAAATCCTTTGCTATGACGCTGCTGGCGCTACTAGAGTATTCAAGGGTGAGGCAGAGAAGGTTACTCATGGCAAGATTACAATGCTAGTAAATTCAAACCTTACGGCACCTACAGAATTGTACCCAGCATATACGCAAGAGGGCAATGTGCTTACGGTTTATCCTGCAACTATCAATTTACCAAATGAGGTTGATGCCAATTACTTTAGGTATCCTAAAGACCCTAAATGGACATACATTACTTTGGCTAATGGTGAGCCTATATTTAATCAATCTCAACTTGACTACCAAGACTTTGAGGTCCCTCTTGAGGACGAGATAAAACTTGTTTCAAAGATTCTTCAATACGCTGGTATGTCTATTCGTGAGATTGAAGCGGTGCAGTTTGGTGGTAATGAAGAACAAAAACAATCACAATAATCATGGCATACATCAGTCAATATCAGTATTACGAAAATGGTGGCGTTGCTCCTGAGGATGCCAATTGGGGGTCTTATCAGTATGTGAGCCTTCAAGATGTTGTTAACAATTTCCTGTTAATGTATTCAGGCAATCACTCTTTGGTTAATAATGAAGAGCGATATAAAATTTTGTTTCATGCCAAAAGAGCAATACAAGAGCTAAACTACGATGCGTTTAAGGAAATAAAAGTTTTGGAGCTTACTGTTCCCGAGACTTTAAAATTTATTTTCCCATCAGACTATGTCAATTGGGTAAGGATATCTCTCTACAAGGATGGATGGCTAAGACCATTGTCTGAGAACATTCAGACACTATCTTCCAAGGCATACCTTCAGGACAATCAATACAAGATTCTGTTTGACCAAGAGGGCAATGCATTGTCTCCTGAGTATTCAAGTATTGACTTTGATAACATTACCAAAATCAAGAAGAGCATCTACCTAAATAAGGACAATCAGTTTGATGGAAGTGAAGGTTGGAACTACGATGGGATGTGGTATTTCGAAGGGAATATTGGTGCTGCTTATGGTTTAAATACAGAGACAGCAAACTTTAACCCTACCTTTAACATTGACCGCAAGGCTGGTGTAATTAATTTTGATTCACCAATGGCTGGGCAGCAGTGCATCTTAGAGTATGTGTCTGATGGTATGGAGCAAGGCGATAACTCAAAGATTACTGTCAATAAATTATTTGAAAGATACATTTATGCGTACATTCAGCATGAAATATTGAGCAGTAAACTGGGGGTGCAAGAGTACATTGTTGCTCGTTCTCGTAAGGAGAAATCAGCCTTACTGAGAAACGCTAAGATTAGAATCAGTAATATTCATCCGGGTAGACTCTTAATGAACTTGAGAGGCATGGACAAGCAAATAAAATAACATGGCGAATATTACACGCAATTTTATAGCAGGCAGGATGAACAAGTCGGTTGATGAGCGACTGCTTCCTGACGGTGAATACATTGACGCTATGAACGTACGGATGGGTTCAACTGAACAGTCCGAAATAGGCGTTATTGAAAACACAAAAGGAAACCTGCCTCTAACATCTTTAGCATATACTAATGGAACGCTTCTTAGCAACTCTGCTAAATGCATAGGGGCTATTGAGAACAGCGCTACAGAGACTATTTATTGGTTTGTGCACGACCCTGCGTTTCCTGTTGGGGCCACGGGTAAACTGGATATGATTGTTTCATTTAACGTGAACACGAATATCCTGACCTACCATGTAATCTCTATTAATGATGGTGGTGGTATCAATACCACATTGAACTTCAATCCGAACTACCTCATTACAGGGGTAGATATTTTGGACAACAAGCTCTTGTTTTTTACTGATGACTACAATGCTCCAAGAGTAATTAACGTCACTAAGAACTATCCTAATCCTGTGTCAAACATTGACGCAGTAAGCGCTGAGTCTTTGTTGGTAATTAAGAAGCCACCAGTAGCGGCACCGCAAGTACAGCCAATTGTCAACAATGGTCAAGAGAACTTTTTAGAGACTCGCTTTATTTGCTTTGCTTACAGATACAAGTATGCTGATGGTGAATACAGTGCTACCTCTCAATGGTCTGCTCCTGCGTTCGCTCCAAAGGCATTTAACTTTAGCATTGACAGCTTCCTCAACGAGGGGATGACTAACTTCTTTAACTCAGCGGTTATCACTTATAACACAGGCGGACCGCTTGTGGTTGGTATTGACCTTTTGTTTAAAAGAGCAGATGGCAATATCATTAGAGTAATTGAGAAGCTTGACAAACAAGTATTGGGACTGACCAATAATTCTGAACGAGAGTACACATTTACAAACAATAAAATATTTACCATTCTTTCTGAGTCAGAACTATTGAGGTTGTATGACAACGTGCCGCGTTTCGCAAAGGCTCAGACCATCATGGGCAACCGCTTGATGTATGGCAACTATGTGGAGGGGTATGACTTGATTGACGTGCTAGGTCAGCCCGTACAGTTTCAGTATCAAACATCATTAGTGTCATCTGATATTGGTTTGACAAGTACTGACACAAACCTTGAATCAGGTAACTACAATATTGATGGGGCATTAACAGTTGTTGACTCAATTGTAAACATTGATTTAGATGGTAAGGACTTGGTTGAAGGCTCTGCAATTAATTTGAGCTTGACACTAACTCACAGTCAATGGACAGGAGACACTCCTTTCCCTACTCAGACCTCTGAGAATATTAGATTAAACTTTGCATTCTTTTTATCAAAGAGCTATAACTCGGTATATGAGCTGGCTACTAGCGTTGAGTTTCAGGATGCCATTGGTCAGACAGGAGATATTGAGCCTGTAGAAGATGCTTGTAATGGCATCACTTTTACAGACCAATTCAATTGTGCTCTGCCTAATAACTTAGGCACGCTAGAGAAAATTGCTAGTGGGATTAGTGGCTTGAATCAAGCAATTGCTATTCTGACCTCACCATCTAGCAATGAGATTGGTCTTCAGATTCCAGCAATGAAATATGTTGACGACCCTGTCACGCCTACGCAAGAAGCTTATGAGTACTACAGAATCTCATTTTCAGAAGCCACATTTCAAGAGATAACAAATACGCAGAGTCTTCACAGTAATAGGGACTATGAGATTGGTATTGTCTATATGGATGATTTTAATAGGGCTACAACAGCTCAAGTTAGTCCATACAATACTGAGCATATCCCATGTGGTTTGTCCTCTAAGAAGAACTCTATTTACGTCACAATACCTTTTACGCAGCGTCCTCCCGTTTGGGCTACACGATACAAATTTGTTATCAAGCCTGACGAAGAGAACTATGAAACAATATATTGTAACATATTCTTTCAGGACCCTAATAGTAACAGTGTTTACTTTTTACTTGAAGGTGAGAACGCAAGAAAGGTTGAGGCTGGCGACAGGCTTATTGTAAAGGCGGACTCAGAAGGACCAACAACAAGCTGCGTTTATGCTACTATACTTGAGAAGTCTGCACAGGCGGCAGGATTTATTGAGATTCCAAGAGAGGATGACCCTACTGAGTTTATTCCTGTACCTGCTGGCGTATATGCTAAGATTAATCCGAACAGCTTCAATGTTGTTCAGGAAGAAAATGCAATTGTTGCTCCCGGTATAATAACGGTAAAGGAGAAGAATGGAGGAGATTATCCTATATTGTTCTATCCAATGAACATAGAGGGTACTGAAGCTGGTAATCCTTCTACTTGGACACACCTAGACTATAGCGTTCCTTCAGGAAGTAGGATTGTTATGTCTATAAAGCAGTTTAGAGCTGGTGCTGAAAGTGATTGTGAAGAAAGAAGAAATACTTTTGAGAAGACATTTATCTCTGCGAACACCTACGATAATATGTATGAGTGGTTTGTTGGAGAGGATATTGAGCAATACTTAAATGATAGTATCAAAGTTGTTGAGGGTAATGCTTGTGAGATTAACAATGTATTTCAAGGATACACAGATGTTACCCCTGCAACTATTTCTACAGCTGTTTGCACCAACTATTATAAGTTCTACAGAAATACTACCACAAACGAATTGTTTTTAATGGTTACTGGAACTGAGTCCTGCAGAGGATTTGGTCTTAAACCACGCAATAGAGACTCAAATGTTCAGGTTAACATCACTGTATTCCGAGCAGATAACAGCATCATCTTTGAAACTGAGCCTTCAGACGCTTTGCCTGACGTGTTCTTTGAGAACGATATGTCGTTTCCTATCATAAATGGAAACCATCAGGGTAATATCCAAAACCAAAACATTGGCACTGGCACCCCAGCTATCATCGACACCAAGTTCTTTAACTGCTTTTCATTTGGTAATGGAGTAGAGAGCTACAAGATTCGCGACTCAATTGTAGGCGCAAGCTTTAACCTTGGCAACAGAGTAACAAGCGTATCCGCTCAGGACTATAAGGCTGCAGATAGATTTGCCGACATCACCTACAGTGGTGTGTATAGCGCTGAGTCAAATGTGAACAAGCTCAATGAGTTTAACTTGGGTTTGCTAAACTTTAAAGTGCTAGAGCCATCGTTTGGAGACATTCAGATATTGGACGCAAGAGCAAATGACATCCTTGTTTTGCAAGAGGATAAAATCTCATACGTACTATCTAGTAAGAACTTAATCTCCGATGCGACAGGTGGTGGCGTTATTGCCTCTGTGCCTGAGGTATTGGGTAATCAGATTACTAGAATCGAGAAGTATGGCATTAGCGCCAACCCTGAGAGTTATGTGCAGTGGGGCCCTGACAGGTTCTTTACTGACGTAAAGCGTGGAGCGGTGCTCAACCTAAAGGGGGACCAATTGATTGTAATATCTGAGTCAGGTATGCGTACTTGGTTTAGAGATGAATTTATTGAGTCGTTCGATACGCAGAAGCTTGGTGGGTATGACCCGTTTTTGAGTGAATACGTTTTGTCTACAAATGATACAAAGCTACCTTTACCACTAGAGTGTGTGGCTTGTGGTGTATCTCAGACGCTGACTATACCAAATGGCAACACGGTGACTTACTGCGTTGATTTAGGTCAGCCTGTAGGGACAACAACTTTTGCATACAGTGTACCGGCAGGGTCTACTGCTACATTTACCATATCAGCCACTTACGATGGCACCACGGTGACTTCAGGTGTTGTGTCTACATCAGGTAGCTTGCAGTTTAATAAGAGCAAGAACAACGTAAATACGGCCTCTGTTACTATTGTGTCTAACGGAGCGCTTGTATTGACTGTGGTTCCTAACTGTCCTGTGGCTGATATTTTGACTATTGTTAATGTAACGGTTACTAGCGCTGCTGATTCAGGTCAGTCTATACACAATCAGTACAGATACACTGCTGGCACCTATGTGTCACCATTGCAGTCTAACGCTGTTACCTTTGCGTCAAGTGATGTAAGTCCTGTCGTGTCTCAGTACGATACAATAACAGGCCCTCAAGGGTTTGGAGGGATACCAACAGATGGCGCTAGCTTGCAGATTATTTCGAACAAGATACCACCTGACACATTTAATTTTGTTTCAGGTCAAGATAAGTTCAGATATATTCGTACTAACACCTTGTATCCAAATACTTCTGTAGGCGTTGCGGCATTGATTGCGGCATCTACAGTGGTGTCTCCTATAACTGGTAGCACAGAAGTTTTCTCAGGTTCATTTATAGTTCCTAATAGTGGTGATTATCTTTACTTGATTTGGGATTATAGAAACTCATTGCCGATAGAACTATGTTATGCAAGCACTAACTTATTTGATGCTTGTTGTGAATGTAACCCTGAGCCGGCACCTCCAACAGTATTATGCTTTTCAACAATCAGCAGCCTAGACGCTTGTTGCGGCTGCGAAGAAGAACCAACTTAATATGGCAACATCAGCAACATTTTATTTAGACGCTCCATCACTTAGCTCGGCTACGGTAGTTTACTCAAATTCATCATTGACTACCGTGGCACCTAATGGGTTTTACTCTGACGGAACTATTGTAAGAGAGCAAGTATCGGGGGCATTATTGCCTCAGGTTACGTGCCCTTCCTGTTCGTCTACTCAAACCTTTACTATATACTTTGATGTATCAACCTCTCCAAGCACTCAAGGGTGGAGTGGTTCATCGGCTGCTTGTGCTGGCACAGGGACTCCTTTGACGGTGTACATCAATGGGTCGGCAAGCAGCTTGTTTGATGCTGTGATTACTCAAAGCAAAGTTCTATACACAAATTCAACTACCACTACTCCATTGAATGGTGGTAATACTTGGTATAAGACAGTGTCTGCTGCAGCTAGTGGAGAATCTTTTCAGGTTGGAGCAACAGGAGAAACATCGGCATGGGGAGGGCCTTGTTAAACTATGGCAAACTACACAGTATCATATAGCGAAGCGGCTCAAGGGTGGCCATCGTTCTACTCTTACTACCCTGACTACATGGTCGGTATGAATAACTACTTCTATACCTTTAAGGGCGGCAACATATACAGACACAATACCAATGACCAGCGTAACACGTTTTATGGGCCATGGTTTGTGCGCGCTGGGAATGCTGCAGGAGCATTTAATCCTACCACACTTAGGAGTGTGTTTAATACATCGCCTCTTGAGGGTAAGCTATTTAAGACCATTAACCTAGAAGGAGATGCCAAGTGGTCAGCAGAGCTAGACACTGACCTGCAATTCTCAGGGTTTATTGAGGAAAATTGGTTTGAGAAAAAGGAGGCATCGTTCTTTGCGTTTATTAGAAACGATAAAGTCGGAGAGCTTGCGCTACGAAGCGTGAATGGTATAGGTCAAAGCAGTGTTGTTACAGGAGGTAACGTAATAAATTTTGCTACGACAATTGAAATCGGAAGCATTATCAGCATTGGTGACTTGCTGTACTTTGCATTGCCACCATACACTGCCCCTGTACTTGCTGGCAAGGTTACTGCTATCACAGTGAATCTTGTAGCGGGAATAAACCGATTAACAATCGATACCACAATCCCGGGCACTACTCCTATACCAATACAAAATGCATTCTTCTTATACATCAAGGACTCAGTTGCTGAGTCTCATGGGGTATTAGGCCACTATTGTACTTTCAATATACAGAACACATCAAACTCAAAAATTGAGTTGTTTGCAGTTCAGTCTGAGGTAATGAAAAGTTACCCTTAAATTTAATATCTTTGTTAGGATATGGAGTTGTATATACGAGAGCTAAACGAAAGTGACTACGACAATATCCTTGTCGCTTGGTGGAAGCAGTGGGGGTGGGAGCCCCCACAGAGAGACTTCCTCCCTGACAATGGTAAGGGTGGTATTATCGTTTATGACCAAGACACGCCAATCTGTGCAGGGTTTATGTACATTACAAATTCAAAGGTGGCTTGGGTTGATTGGATAATATCAAACAAGGAGTACACCAAGAAGCCACATAGAAAGGATGCCATTAAGTTATTGGTATCGACCTTGACTGGGATTTGCAAGAATACAGGAAGCAAGTACGTCTATGCGCTAATTAAAAGCAGGCACCTTATTGAGACCTACGAACAATTAGGGTACATTAAAGGTGACAGATACACAAGTGAAATGATAAAACTTTTATAATATGGCAGTAATAACATCGGCTGCAATCGCAGGAACAGCAATAACAGCATCAACAATCGCGGCAGGTACTGCTGTAGCTGCTACGGCAGCAACAACAACTATGTCATTTGTTCAAGCTGGCAAGCAAAAGAAAGCTATGCAGCAAGCGCAGAAGGACGCGGATGAAGCTATGCAAGAGGCTCGTAAAAAATTAGAGGTAAACGTGTACGACAAGTTAGCCATACAAAAAGAGCCTTATGATTTACAGAGAGAGGCCATGCTATCACAAGGCGCTCAGGCTATTCAAGCTGGCGTTGAGAGTGAGAGAGGCGCTGCTGCTACTGCAGGTCGCGTTCAGATGGCTGCCAACGAAGCACAAGCTGGGATTAGAACTGCAATGGGTCAAGACCTTCAGCAGCTTGAGATGCTTAGCGCTCAGGAGGAAGGAAGACTACGTGATATTGGCGTTCAGCTAGACTTGGAAGAAGTGGCAGGAGCTCAGCTTGCTGCTGCTAATGCGCAAGAGCTACAAGCACAAGCGTTGCAACAAGGCATGGAAGGAGTTACTAGCATAGGAAGTCAGCTAGAGAAGCAAGCTCCTACATTTAGTAAAACTGCTTCAGCAAGACAGGCTCAAAAGTTATCAGATACTTTAACTCAAGATTTTGGTCAGAATCAAAAAGGTATACAACAAAATATAGCTAATCAAGGTATTATTGATGGTGTTGACTTTAGTAGGGTAAGCACAATGAAGCCCGATGAATTTCAACAATTTATGGTATCACTTCCTGCAGAAACATTAAAAAAGATAAGACAGAAGTTACCTAACACTGTTCAATCATTTAATCCAAATCTATTACCTAAAAAAGAGGTGAATCCAATTGGATTTAATCTATTTCCAGTTACTCCATTTGCAGGAAGATAAAATAAATATTAATGGCAACATACTATAAATACGCAGAACGTAGTGCTGACAGTCAGGTAAACTGGGCTGAAGTCGGTAAGGGCATATCTGATATGCTTACTGAGGGAGCAAAGCTGCGTGAAGAAAAAAAGGCAGCTTACGAAGAAGCGTATCGAATAGATACTGAAAGGCTTATCAATGCCCCTCAGGGTACTTGGCAAGATGGTAATGCCACTGTAAATAACTTTGCTCATGACATGATGGCCCAGCAGTTAATCGACTACAGATTGCTGAAAAGTGGTGTGATGAACGAGAGAGAATATACGTTAAGAAGAGAGAACTATAAATCAGGTACCAACACTGTATTTGATTTGCAAAAAATACTTCAATCCGAAAGAGCAAAAACAATAGAGGCATTTGAAAAGGGAGAACTGCAGGCTATGAATATATCAAACATGGCTGATGTGGAAGCATATACTGATTTCGCTAACTCAAAAATAGAGATAGACCCGTATAACCCAAACATCAATATGTCCATATACGAGACAAAAATGGTGGATGGTAAAGAGGTTAGGGTAATAAAAAACACTTCTCCTGTTAACGTGCTAAAGGGTCAGCTGCTTCAGAAGATTCCTGCATTTAAACTAGACGAGAGAGTAAATAAAGACGTTGAATCCTTAGGGGTTGGTAGTGATTTTTTATATGAAGCTGCTACTACAAGTAAAGCGGGCTCAATTACAAAGCTTATAGGGTATGGCGCAATAATAGGTGAATATGCAAAGAAGGATAAGAATGGCAATCCATTATACCCTCAGTTTGCAGATGAAGTAAATAAATTTAACAGTGCTATTGAAAATAAGATAGACGAGTATTTTGCAAACCCATACCACATCTCGTCTGTGTTAACTGAGAACACTGGGAATTATAGCGCTGAGTCATTTACTGTTTATAAAGAAGAGGCAGCTAAGGATAAGAGTAAGTTATTGAAAAAGCTAGACCCAATGACTGGTCTATATGTTTTGGATAAGGATGCGCCTCATTACAAAGAGCAAGAGCAGGAGGCTAGAGAGTATGTGAAGAAATTAATTTTAAGTAAACTAGACGCTAAGAGAGAAATTGCTACAACGGCACAAACACAGGCTCAGTATGCTCCTGAGTATGTGTACAAAGCCAATGCTGAGGCAGCAGGGATTGATACAGAAGTTGAACAGCAGGGGCCATTTGATAGATTAAAAACAGTTGTAACAACAAGCGTTAACAATCCTAACTTAGAGAAGTATATTAATTTCTCCAAAACTAAAGATGTATTAGCTTCTCAATTCAATAAGTATATTGCACCAAGATTATCAGGAGTTGAGTTTGATTATGATAATCTTGGAAATGATGTTTATGTCACTGTAAATGGAGTTAAGTCAGAAAGCTTTCCAGTAGGAGACCCTACTAAAAACAAATTCGCACTCAAGAGCCTTCAGGACTTCATCATTAATACTTATGCCCCGGGCGCCACATTAGAGGAAAAAGAAATGGCAGCTGAAACTTCCCTAACAACACTTCCTAATAGTGGTGGGGTTTTTGGACAATTTAATTAACGAATAGAGCTACATAATATGAACGAACAAGCCATTTTAGCATCTTACGATTTAGCTGTACAAAACGGGTACAAAAAATCAATTGATGAATTTAAACAACTCCTTTCATCTAATAGTGAAGCTCTTAATGTTTCCTATAATCTAGCTTTACAAAATGGATACAAGAAACCATTAGAAGATTATAAAGTCTTGATGGGTTTGAGTACAGCTCAGGAGCCTGCTGCACAGCCTGTCGAAGTAAAAAAAAAAGGCGTTACTACGGAGTTACCTTCGGAAGATGGTTCTTTGGTATCGTCAAAATCAGCTGACCCTGAAGCGTTACGCTTTGCTGAGCTAGTATCAAAGCAAGGTCAAGTTGTAGGCAAGAGAAAAGACGAGGAAGGTTATATAGACCCCCGCAAAAAGTTGGGTATGTACCCAACTCAAGAAGAGGTAAATAGAGCTATGTCTCAATCCTTTGCAGACACCATGGCTAGCAAAGGAATGGCCGCTGAAGTTGAAGAGAAAGATTTTTTTGAAGGTGGTGTCCGAGAATCACTTCGCTTTGTTGACCAGTATGTTCCCGTATTCAATGTATTTGGCATAGGAGAATTCATTGATGATTCAGCTAGAGTTTTGGCATCGGGATACTCTCAGGGGCAATTGGCTTCAGCCGCAAACGATATAATGTTTACAGGCACGATACCAAAAGATGAAGAGATAGAGAAGTTGCTAGAGTACAACAAAATGGTAAAAGATATAGGGCCATCTGATGCTTTTATAAATTACCAAAAAAAATCTGAAGAATTAGGTGGGGGATGGTTTGGGTTTTTGCGTGGGGTCATGGACAATCCCGCTGTACTTCCCGAACTTATGGTCAATTCACTTGCAAGTATGGCGACTAATAAAGAAGCTGTTCTTGCAGGAGGTAGTGCAATATTGACAAATGCATTAGCTGCAGCTGCAGCTGCAGGTGCACCAACAGCAGGTGTAGGTGCAGCACCGGGATTTGTAGCAGGCGCAACAGCTGCAATTCCTGTAGCAATGGGATTAGCAAGTGGTATCCTAACTACAGGAGCAACCTTTGCTGAGCTACTTCAACAAGAATTAGGTACAGATGAGAACGGAAATCCTGTTGAGCCAACTACAGAAAATATAAAAGCGGTTCTTGAAAACCCTGAGAAGTTCAATAGAATTAGAAACAAGTCTATTGCAAAGGGAGCTACAGTTGGTGCCATAGATTTTGTTACAGGTAAAACAGCATCAATTGTAGGCGCTAAAATACTGAGCAAGTCAGCTGCTAAATCAGCTACGGGAGAAGCCACTCGCGCTGCGTTCACTAAGTCCGTTGGTGCTGGTTCTGCTATTGAATCAGGTGGAGGTATGCTTGGAGAATTTGCAGGAACTGCAGCCGCAGAAGAAAAGCAGAACCTTGAGAATATATTGTTTGAAGGTATTACTGAAATGCCAATGGGGGCCTTGTCTACTGTTCAAGCAAGAATGGCTCCTTCTGTTTATAAGGTTAATAATAAAAAGGTAACTGGAGAACAGCTTGACGAGATTATTGATACGATGGAGCCTGCTGATTTAGCTAAGGCCAACATTAAAATCGAGAATGATTACGAGGGCCGTAACAAAAAAATGCAGGACAAGATTGTTACAGGAGCCATAGCAAATGAAGTAAGAGCGGCTCAGCCTGATTTGAATGAGACGACTGTTAACGCTATTGTAGATTTACAAAAGCAATTAAACACATTAGAAGGGAACAAGACTCAGGTAGCTAAAGATAAAGCAGCTCAGATTAGAGGAGAGATAAAAAAACTACAGGAAAATCCTTTGCCTGAAGCTGCTGCTGTTGAACCAAAAGAAGCAGTAGTAGAATCAGGATTGACACCTGAAGAGAGGATTCAACAGATAGAAACCCTAGAGCTTGAGTTGAAGGCTGATGACAATATTTCTAAGCAAGGAGGGAATGCATTATCATATCTTGAAAGAGTAACATTAGAAGAAGAATTACAAACCTTAAAAGCAGAACAAGATGCCTTTCAAAAGCAAACAGCAGGTCAAGTACCTGTTCAGTCAGGAGCCACAGTTAGCGAAGAAGTGGCGCAAGGAGAACCCCAAGCAGAACCTCAAGTCACTGCCGAAGCGGGTGTCCAAGAAGAAGTAGCTGGTAGTGATTCAGAAAATTTTATAAGAAAAGTTTTTGATGCTCAAAAAGAGAAAATAAATAAAGGGGAGTATAATATTTTCAACAAATTTACAAGCAAAGATTTTTGGGAGGGAACAGAACTTGGACAATTGGCTAGTGAAAAATTTAAAGAGTTTGAAAATTCATTAGAAGAAAGATATGGGTATGATGTATTGAGTAATTTTAGTCCTTTGAATTTAGTAGAAAATAAGGATGAAAAAATAATATTTAATAACGATGGAAAGCCAATAGCTGCAGTCAAGTTAATATCAGAATCACCTAATAAATCGTCTGATACGTTTTACGATACTCCGGGATATACAAAAGAGTTAGAGCAAAGATATGGAACATCTGTTGTATTGGATAATATTTATTCACTTGATAATGGAGGAGGTAGAGAAGCTGTAAATCAACTCAAAAAAATAGCAGACGAAAATGGAGTAAACATAGTGTTACGTGCTAGTGGTATAGAGAGTCCACTAACGGGTAAATTAATGACCTCCTCAAAAAAGCTAAAAGACATTTATACAAAGTTAGGTTTTGAAAAGGTAGATGCTATAGACGGAAGAGATAAAGATGTATTTATTTATAAAGCTAAAAAACAGCCTGCTGTATCTCCAGCTGTAGCTCCAACAACACTAACCCAACAAGAGCAGCTTGCTCAGATGGAGCAGATGTTTGCAGAGAAAGAGACTCCTACTACTCAGCCTGTTAAATTTAAAGGAGCAAATGTACGTGACCCTATAGCGATGGACTCTCTGAGAAAGAGGGTAAAGGATAATACCAAGAAAGAGGTTATTGACTTTGCTCAGAAGACATTGACTACATTGAGGTCTGTACTTCCCGACTTTACAATTGTAGTTCATGATGACGAGAACAGCTACGCAAATGCACTTCCTGTTGATGGTGACACTCAGTCAGGAGGCTACTTCTCTTATGCTCAAAGACCTGATGGTACTTACGTTGGCAAGATAGATATCAACCTCAACAAAGCTAACAAGGCAACCGTTGCTCACGAAGTTGCACATGGTGTAATGCGTAAAGCATTTGGTGAGAATGTAGAATCATTTAGAACGCTAAAGAATAGAATTGCAGCTGTATTAAATACAGAAGGCAATCAGGCATTAACCGACTTTGCAAATCAGTATAAAGAGAATGATTCATACGAAGAGTATCTAGTTGAACTAGCTGCTCAGCTTACACAAGCGGAGAAGAACTTGTCTCCTACTCTATTGCAGAAAATTGCTTCAATAATTAATGAGGCTGTATCTAAGATTACCAACGGGGCTTTCACTCCATTCCAAAACATCAGGGATACCAAGCAGACAATTGAGTTCTTTAGAAACATATCAGAGTCTATTCGTAAAGGAGAGGCAATTAATCCTGCGGATATTACAGCAATTCAAGAGGGTCTATCGGTTCCTATTGGTAGCCCTACCACAATCAACCCTGCTCCTAAAGGAAAGGCCTCTATAAATTTCACTAAGACCCCATTACCATTATCCTTTGTTACTGAATCGGATAAGATTGACATCAATGCTTTAATAGATGACATTGTCGCCAAGAAACAAAAGATTTGGTTTTGGATGGCTGACCAACTTGGTCGTGGCAACTACTACGATGAAGTTATTGAGGGAGAGCACTACCTAGATGCAGGTCCAAGCTTTGCTTTGGACCCTGCTAACCGAAGTAAGGGCATCCTTTGGGCTAGTGGTTTACCTGAGAAGACTTTGACAAATCAAATCAATCAGGCTGATTATATATTCTTTATCAGTGGCTCTCCTGAAAAGGCTAAGCTATTTAACAAAAGAGTGCTAGACTTATTGGCTGAGAGAATTAATAAGACTTCAAACTTTGATAAATTCAAAGAAGCCATAAATAAATTTACTAAGGAAACTGTAGAGCTAAGGACTATCAAGGACGCATTGAATGGTGTAAATTCATTCAAAGAGTTGGCTGATAGCCCTAAGAGAAAGCCTTTCCTAATATCAATAGGTGAGATTGGAGCATTGAAGACTGCGCCTGCGGGCTCATTAAAAGAGCTACTGGGTTCATTCAATGCATTCATTGACTACAATGATTTGAGAGATGGTTTCTACAAGGAGAATGGATTCTCTCAAAACGACATCATGCTTGTCGGCAAGCCAACTGGCGTGTCAGGCAAGGCTCCTCATTCTACTTATGAGTTTGCAATTAGCGGTGAGGTAGTTGGTGTTCCTGATAAGAAGGTCGATTCTTGGGATATCATGCCTGAGGCTATAAAAGAAAAGTACAAGGATGTAATTGGCGGTAGAGAAGAGAAGACCAAGCCGATGCAGACTAAAGTTATTGCTGCCGAGACAGGCGTTATACGAGAGCTTGAGTCTAGAGTTAAAGGCAAGGCTCAGTTGATTGGACAAAATGCAAAATTAGGAGCAGTTGTAAAATATAATTTAGGTATTGCAAAGGAATTAACAAGTGAAGGAGAAAACCCGCAAAAAATTCGAATCGAAACAGGTTGGGAACAAGGCAAGGACAAGAAATGGAGATACGAAATTCCTGATGGTAAGTTCAAAGATTTTGATGTTGATGATTTAAGAAAAGAAATAAATGATGAAGATGAAGAAGTAAGCACAGCTATATTGGGAGATGTATTTGATTCCCCTGAATTATACGAAGCTTATCCTGATTTAAAAGAGATTAAAGTATTATTTAAAAAATTACCTGAAAATGTAGCAGGGTCATATAATCCATATACCAATGCTATTACTGTAAGTATAGATGACTATTTAGACCCTGCTCAAAAGGAAGAGTCTGAGCTAACGATGATTCATGAGCTTCAGCACGCAATTCAGTCTAAAGAATATTTTGAAAGGGGAGGTACCGAAGAAATTGCTCAATCTTTCTTTGACAATTTAATAAGTAATTTAAAATATGATGTTGATAGGAAAAAAGAGATATATGAAAGAGCAAAAGCTATCTTTCCTAACGACAAAAAGAAACAGCAGGCTAGTAGAGACTTGTTTAAATATGCGCTAGAAAAGTATACCCTATTAGAGCAACTTGGTAATAGAAAAGAAACCAAGGCAAATAAAAAAATCCTAGCTGAGTGGGCTAAAATCGCTAAAGAACAAGGAATAAAGCTTCCTCCTAAAGTTAAATCTAGGCTTAGGATAACTCCTGCGGATTCTTACAATCTTTACAGAAGATTGGCAGGAGAAGTTGAAGCTAGAAATGTTGAGTTCAGAAGAAGCCTAACACCTGATGAAAGAAGAAATACATTACTATCTGAAACAGAGGAAATAGATAGAGCAGACCAACTTATGCTAGACAATCCTGACATGATGTTCGAAGGGATTGACGAAATGAATCAGCAGTTCAAAGGGAAGGCTCAACTTGATACTGATGCTAAAGCTAAGAAGGTAGTACAGCAAGCGCGTGCTCAAGGGTTTTCTGAGGATGCAATACAACTATTCCTTGAGGGTAAGGGCCTTTCAAAACAAGCCATTGGTAAAGCCATGGCAAAAGAGACGCCTGCGGCTGGAAGAATTAAGTTGTCAGAAGAAACCATTAAGGGATATGATTCCTTGATGAAAAGAATTGATACGCTGATTGAATCAGGAACTCCTTCCAAAGAAGTTATAAGCAAATTAAAGAACTCAAAAACATACACAGAGGCTACTGATGTACAAAAGGAGACGCTTGTTCGTGAGACACGCAAGAAACTTGGTCTTAGACAGAAGTCTGCGCCTACTGTAAAAAGATTGTTTGGCCAGTTAAAGGATATCACCAAGATAACCATGACTGAAACTGAGCTTCTTAAAAAACGAATCAGAGAAATAGGTGAAGGGGCAAAGTTAGCCAAGAAGTCTATAGCTGAAGCCAATAAGTTTTTGGCTGATGAGATTAAGGAGATGGCCAATGTAGGTAAGATTACAGACAAGCAGGCTGCCGCTATTGTTGTTAAGGTTCTAAAGATGAACCCTCTCAGCGAAGCATCTATATCTAGGTTTGTAGATTACTTGGCCAAGGTGTTCTCAAATGCTGAGTATGTTGCAAAAATGACTACTGCCTTGGGTCAAATAAAGCAGGCTAAGAAAAACATTAGAACAAAGATTGGTGTATCTGAAGACCTATTTGAGCCATTGAATCAATTGCTATCAATCAACCCAACCCTTATCCCTTTGAATCAATTGGAGAAGTACTTGGGCATATTGGAAGACTTCGGAGCAAGAAAGACGGTCCTCAGTGTTGATGACAGAGTTAAGGTATTGAAACAAGTAAATGAAATTCTTGACGAAATAAATAATGAGCTTTCTTTGGTAGATGTTCTTGCTGATAGATTCAATAACTACGAGGGCAAAGTATTCAGCGAAGATGGACTTAACTATGCTGCGACTATCAAGGATATGATAGACAATGGAGCCATCACTGTAGATGAATCGGAGTTGATGAAGAAGTATAAGTCTGAAATACTTCCTCAAGTAGAGCCAACTAAATTGACTGACGAAGAAATTAAAGAGCTCAAGAAGGAAGATATAGACCTATTAAAGAAGTTAAAGATTGATAACAAAGAATTCCCGCTTCCTAGCCGTGATGAAAAAGAGGATGCAATAAATCTAGCTAAGCTCATCAATGAGCTAAGCGTGGAGGACTTGATGAATCTTTCTTTGTCTGACCTTAAAAATATCATTAAGGTTATTGACAATATCAATAACGGGTATCTTCCTCACTACGCTAAGGTATCTATAGAGAAGCTCGATGCTATCAAGCAAGGTAAGGTTCTTTCAGGTGCTATAGAAAGAGCTAAGCCTTTGGCTTTCTCAAAACTTTACTCAAGGCTTAAAGATAGGTTTACTAAAAAGGGAGAAGTTGATGAATTGATTAGAGCAAACCCTCTCTACTATATAGACAATGTTTTTGGTGACTTTAAAACAAGAGACATCTTTAACTCATTGCTTGAGAAGTCTTCTCAGGCTTTGGCTACATTTAACTCAGAGTTGAAAAGAGTAGACCAAAAGATAGAGGCAGCTCAAAACAAAGTGTTGGCATCATTCAAACAGAACTCTGAAGAATACTTGATGTCTAAGTTTAGAATGACAGCCTATATGCTTCAGCGTGAGTACGAGTCCAACATTGGTAAGAAAGGTGTTAAACCAGTGGCTGAATATCTTAAAGAAACAATTAAGCATATCAGAAGTGGTAGGTCAATTTATAAGAAAGCTGATGCTGAGAAGCTAGAGAAAATACTCAAAGAGGTTGAAGACTACACTGTAGATGGTAAGGTAGACTTGGATAAGTTCTACAATACATTCAATAGTGCAGAGAAAAACGCTATTGAAGAGATGACTGAAATCAATAAGTCTCTAGGAGAGAAGGCTGCTTATACTGCTGCTGTAGTTCGCGGGGATAAAGTTGAGTTGATGGATAACTATGTACACCATAATGTTCTGCATGAGCAGAACCCAATGGATGCTACTGCTGCTCCTGAGTTTTCTGATAAGTATAAAAACTCAATGAAACCTTCAACAAAGGCTAAGTCATTGATTGAAAGAACAGACACTATAACTCCACTTAACTTCGACTTGTTTACAGCTACTCACAAAGGAGCTAAGTTTGTTTTGTTGGATTACAACTTGACTTCTCCTATCCGTACTGCTAGAAGGACTTTGATTCAGGCAGAGAAAAACCTAGAGACAAAAGGCTTGATGAACGATGAAAGAGTTCAGATATTCAATGCAATCAACAACGCATACGAAGAGGCGCTTCAAAACATATTAACCAATAACATCACTCAGGATGCTTTTGCAAATGAAGTAGTTGACTTCATTCAGAAGCAGGGATATAGAGCCGCATTGGCAGGTACCACTAGATTCCAAGCAGAATTGGCATCAAACATTACTAACGCCTTGTTGATAAATCCTGCAGCATTTACTGAAGGGGCTAAGAACATGAAGCTTATTGCTTCTGCGAATGGGTATGAGTTCATGAAGAACGCAAAGTCAAAACAAACGTCTAGACTTTATGCTTCTGATGCTCTGTCGGGCAAGATGGTTGACCCGCAGATACTAAAGCAAACTTCAGGTATCAAGGGTAGTGTTTCTAGAGGAGCGTTGACGAATAGAACTCTTCAGATTTATAACCTTACTCTAAAGAAGTATGTTCAGAACCCAGTAGAATACATAGCTGACACCTTACTAAGCACTCCTGATAAGATTGTTTCAATGCCGCTTTGGTTTGGTAGTTTCATGAATGAGTTCAAGAGAATAACTGGGGAAGATGTTAATCAAGACATGATGATTAACAATGACCTTGATTATATGCAGAAGTATGCGGATGCAATTCAGCAGGCCACAAGGAAGGCTGACCAAGAATCTGTATACTCAGGAGCATCTAATAACGAGTTCATGGGTATCCTTAAAGGTAAGCTAAAGCCAAATCAAGGATTAACAGCAAAGATTTGGAATAACTTTAACACTTACATGACCAACTTCATGAACTTTGATTATGCTGCAGCAAGAAGTGCTGTGTATAACTTGTTCAATGAAGGATACATGACTAAGAAAAAGGCTGCCGCTGTGCTTGCTGGTATAACAACTAGGTCTGTAATCTATCAGGTTATGGTTGCCAACATGGGTGCAGGCATCGTTGGTGCTGCATTTGGTCTCGCATTCGATTGGGAAGATGAGGAAGAGGTAGATGAGAAGTCATACTTACAAATGCTTGGAAGAGGATTGGCCAACGTATTAGTTGGATACACTGTCGGAAGAAACTTTGGCAACGCAGTAAGAGGGATGTTAAACTTTGGAGTTGAACAAATCAACGAAGAGTATCTTGACTTCCTTAGAAACGGAGAGTATGATTTCTACAAGGACAATATCGCCTACACTTATTTGAATGTTGGAGACAGGGGAGATGTAGACGTTGCAAAGATGGCGGTCAACATGGCTGGGCCTTACACTCCTGTATTGAATACAGCGGTATTGATAGGCAAAAACTTTGGCTCAATATCAAACAGAGTTATGGGTAAAGGCCCAACTAAGAAGGAGCCTGAAGCCATAAGAAGAGAGCAGATGACTGTGGATTATAGAATTCCTTTGGAACTTGCAGGTAACGCAGGTCTCATACCTCTTTACAAAGATGTGAAGAAGGCTGTGAATGATGAGATTTATAAGGACCTACGCAAGGCTGCCAATACTCCTGAATCATCATTACCAAGTACAGAGGATTACGAAGAGCTAAAAGATTTGAGAGAGCTTAAAAGAAGAACCTCTAACGAGGATGAGATAAAGGAGATAAATAAAAAAATAATAAAGATAGTTGGTAGCGAAGAGTCAAAAGAATCCATTGAAAAAGCAGAGGATATAAGGTCTGAGAAAAAGAAAAGGCTTCTTTATGATTCAAGCAAGGGGAAAAGATACGACAACGAAAGTGATATGAAGCGAATAAATCCTGCTCTTTGGAGAAGAAGATTCGGACCGAATTCAGATTGGGCTAAGAGTAATAAGGCAAAGAACGCTGTCGATAATAAGTTAGAGAAGGTGGCCAACAAGAGAGAAGATAAAGAGTTCAATAAAAGGTAAACATTAAACGTACCTGACGTACTTGAACTCCTTCTGCTTATCGTAGTAGACCATCATCTCATCATCAAGGGGAGGCTTGCCTCCCCACTTTATCTCTCCTCTCAGTCGGTTTGCTTTGCCGTATATGATGCCATCCTCACAGGCCCATATCAGCACAGGGGACAGCCTCTTATCGATGAGTTTGACCAGCTTGCGCGCGGACACAGGCAACGGATACGCTGAGCTAATTGGCCTAATCCTGCCCTTAACTTCCGCGTATGCTATGAGATTATTGTTCTTGTCAAAGACTTTGTAGTCAATGTCCTGAGGGTCTAGCTTTTTATAGGAGCCTTCAAATATGCTTACAAATAATTCAATCGCTTTTTTTTCTCGCGCCAGCTCTGTTTCAGTTTCAAAAATCATCTTCCTCTATTGATTTCAACATTAGTCTTAAATCGTAGATGAGTTCCTTCAGCTCTACCTCAGCCTTCTTGAAGTCTCTGTCTACTACATTCTCATAAATACTTGCTAGTAGCGCGTGGTTTAGTCCTGTCCTTGCGGCAATTCTATTTGCTCTAGCGTTCTCTCGGTCTCTTTTCCTTTCCATGGTCTGACGGTGGTTTCAAACACTTGGATTAGTTTCTCGAATACTAAGTCTTCTTTTCCCAATGGAGTATTGATGTCAACAAGTTCGATAATCTTTCTTATCCTGTCGTACTTGTCTTCAACTTTCTCTAACCCACTTCTGTCCCAAACAGAGTAGCCCATCTTTGTGCTTCTACTGGATACATACTCATGTTGTTCCTGTACAACTCCCTTAATTGTCACGAAGAATAAATCTTTACACTCTAAGTATTTCTCCTTCACTTCAGGGTTGTATTTCAAAAGATTTTCCACGTCTCCCATGTAGTACATATAAACTCCGTAGCTTTTTTTCATGAAGCCACAGATGTCCTCACTTGAGAATCCGATGTCACTTAGTATTTTACAAAACACTTTCCTCGCGCTTACGTTGTTTTGTTTTTTTGAATGGTTAAATATGTTAGCGTTAAATTCTCTGTTCACTATCTGAGACAGGGCTTCCATCTTGGTGTACTTATGCATTATCATTTGATTCGATTCCTTTATAGATTTCAACTTTAATTCCGTGAGCTGCCAGCTCCTTTAATCTGTACTCTTGAAGCTTTGATACCTTTCCTTTTGGCTTCTTTACTTCGTAGAACTCCACGTCTGAGTCCTTTGGTATAGCTATTAAGTCAGGGATGCCATTCTTGTTGGTGTTAATCAACTTGATGACGAAGTATCCCTTGGACTCTAGCTCCTTGATTAGCTTTGATTGTATCTGTTGTTCTGTCATACCATTAATAACTCGTTTATGGGTACCAAGAAACCAACTGACGTATCATCGTCACCGCCATTCCTTATGTACATATTGTGCTTGTAGTAGAACCTGAGCCTTTCCTTTAGGTTCTCCACGTTTAATATGATGGCGTGGTTGAACTCGGCTATTATATACAAGTAGTAGTCGGCATCCGTTACTGCTATCCCTGATGGCTTCCCCCTAGAAGAGTACTCGATGAAGACATTGCCAGTGACGTGAGCCATTGAGTCGAACTTAACCTCGAGCTTGAATGCCCCTGAGAAAAATTCTTTAGCCCAGTCTTCTCCAATCTGTCCAACAACCACATCGTGAGTGAAACTTCCTGAGTACTTCATTACTCAAGGATTAAGTTTACGGTGCCATCAATCTCATACATCTCACCTATCTCGAAGTAGCCGAACTGATGACCGAATCTTCGCATCACTTTTTCTATCTGACTATTGAGCCGTTCCATATCGTGGAACTTATGCCCGTGGACTTTATAGGACGTCATATTTTTTTTGGTATGGTCTAAAGTTTTTCTTTGCTATCTGTAAAGCTTCTGCTTCTGTGTCTGCGAAGCCTGTGTCATAAGTCCAATCATCGTTGAACCAATAAATCCATTCACCAATGTGTGACTGGAAAACCCCTATTGAATCGACAGGAATATCTCTGCCGTAGAATAGTCTCTTTGCTTGGTCTCTTAGATAAATTTCCATGTCAGTCTTCGAATGTTTCTTTGTCTTCCTCTGCATAAATTTCTGCAGTCTCTTTCACCCAATTTCTAAAGCTATCCTTACCGAATCCCATAGCAATTGTAAGTGATTCAAATGTCTCCATTACCTCATGGAAATCAATATCGCTATGGTCTATTTCAATAGTAATAGTTTTGTCGTAATGCTTAACAGTAAATACTGTTGGCTTGGCGATTGCTAGTTTTCCGTACATTTTTTTGTTATGTCTTTTAATTGTTTGAAAATCATTTCTGCATTGTCTCCCCAATACATTTTGCAGTCATCATCCTTAAATGGTGGCTCAATAAAATAGGATTGGTATTCGTTAGGCTTGGCTGTATATCGGTAACAGGTTTCTTTGTAGGGACAATTTGTCCCCGGGCACATTGTGATGTCGGGACTCATTATATTTCGTTTATGTCGTAGTAAAAAGAATTTCCATTTGCACTCACCCACCTGTCGCTCTCTGACTCTACGCACTGAAGCTCAGTGTCAACCTTAAACTCCTTGGGCTCTACAGGGAAGTCGTTGGTTATAAAGTTTGAGTCCTTCCAAAATATCCTGTTGTTGGGCTGGCACATCAGGTACCCATCGTCAGCCAATAGGATGTGGCCACACTTGTAGTCTGTAGGCTCGTCAGAGTACGGGTTATTGAACCAATCCACGGTGAATAGATAGGTGGCCCACACGAGGGTCTTATCCTTGAGGATTACCTTGCATCGCTTCTCTGCTAGGTATGAGTACTCAATGATGCTTACGTTCTCGCTGAAGCAATCCCACAGCTGCTTGAAGTCGCTCGGGATGTCGTTGGTCGGCTCGTGGAAGAACAACTCTGAGATAGGCACACGGCTTCTGAGCATCCCGTAGTCGGTCATAATGTGGAAGGTTAGAATCTTACCCGCCACACTCTGAATGCTGAAGGCGTAGCAGTTGTCGTAGGTCTTGTGGTCTTCCTCCTTCTTCGTTAACCAACTCCTGCGAACCTTTAGCTTCAGGTTCGGGATGTTGGCGTTCAAAACATTCTGTTCGTTAGTTATCATAGGTTAATTTTAGAAATTCTTTTCTATTCATTTGAACATTTGGTTTGCAATATGTTTATACATTACATCAATCAAATCTTTTTTAGCATCTTCAATAGCACCAGTTAAAATCTTGTCTACTATTTCATCTGTAAGCATGAATGGTAAATTTGCATTACTCAAAGCCAAACTCACATCTTCAATATCAAAAGATATAATGTGAACATCTCCTAGTTTACTTGTTATCATTGTATGTTTCGTTGTAGTATTCTTCTGCTGATTGATTTAAACTTCCACCTTCCATTACACATTTATCATAAAAACTATTAGTAAATTCAAGTATCTGCTCCTTCTCCATCTCTTTGGCTATTTCTAATACTCCCTTTGAGGACTTGCCGTCATACCATGTGGAGGTTAGTTGCTCATGCAACCATTCTACTGCCGTCTGCTTTTTCATTTCTTTTCGTAGGTTTCGTTGTAGTATAAATTAGAATCCCAACTCCCATTAGAAAACCCATTATCCAACCCGTCTTGCCTTGCTCTTATTATCTGCTCCTTGTGCATCTCCTCGGCTTTCATTAAAATCTTGAACCAAGCTAACTTATCCTTAGGTGTCTCCCATAGCTGGTCAAACATCCAATCTGTTGCGGTCTGTGTCATAGAAATCTTTTTTAAAGTGATTAATGGTGTAATCTTTCTTGTTTGATACTGCTTTGTATATGTCTTGTTCAATACCTCCCTCTGAGAATACCCAGTAGACCTGATTCTCTAGCCTGTCCTTGGTTGTCATCCTGTCCTTGCTCTGCCAATAACTCGTAGCACTGAAGTCAATGTTGTAGTACACCAAGTAGTCAGCGTCACGTAAAGATATGCCCTCGCGTCCAGAAACAATCTGGAGCGCAATGTTCTTGTCAGTGTCTTCGAATACACTCAGCTCGCTAGTCAAGTCATCCCCGAACACCTGCTTCAAGGCGTTGTACTCTTCTTTAAATTTATAGAAAATCCCTATCTTACTTCCTTGAAATTTTTGTTTAATGAACTCTGCCTTGGTGGTATCAAGCACCATGCTGTTGCCACTCTCGAACTTAATGGTGCCACTGCATAGCTGGTGCACCTTCATCATTAACTTCACTGCCGTGTCCGCAAGTATGGTCTCCTCCTTACCCTCGATGACTAGGTCTCGCTTGAGTCTACTAATCATGTTGTAGGTAGAGTCCTTCAGCGTGACATAGAGCACCTCCTCTTTCACCTCAGACTTGAAGCCAGCCTCAGCCTGCGTGTAGTTAATCGTGTATGGCGCCATCTCTTTGATGATGTCCTCAAGCCCGTGGCTGTAGTCATTGATGTACAGGCTGTTTATTTTCTTCTGCTTTATCCTGACATACCTGTCGCAAAATCTGTAGAAATTTGCGAACTCACTGAAGGGATTGTTAGGTATCGCGTAGACCTGATGGTACATCTGTGAGTAGCTCTCAGGAGTTGGTGTCCCCGACAGCAGTATTACTTTTGGTCTATACTTTCTTATCACCTGAGCGACCAGCTCAGCCCTGCCACTTGGCTTGGGGAAAGCCCCCATGCTGTGGGCCTCATCGCAAATCACCAAGTCCCACTCCTCGTTGTACATCACCAAGTGAAGGCTCTCGTAGTTAATCACGGTCAAGAAGTATGCAGGATTCAATAGGTTGTAGTCCGCCTCGATTGTGCTGATTGCTTTCTTCTTGGTAACAAACAATACCTTCCACGACTTGACCTCATCTGCAATGCCTAGACTCGTGAGAGTCTTGCCTGTCCTCACCTCCATGGCAAGGTACAGGAACCCGTGCTTCTCTAGTATCTGAGAACCTCTCTCGATTATGTCTACCTGATAATCCCTGAAGGTTACTCCTCCTTTGTTTTTCATTTGATTTAATTTATGGTAGTGCTCCTTGCTCCTGATTAATTTGTCAATGACATCTCGGTCTTGCTTGTGCTTGAATACCTTAATCATCTCTGCCTTCTTACCTCGGCCGACCTTAGTCTCGTGGCTCTGAGTAAGTATTGATAGTAACGTGTCGCAATAGTCTAGCATAGACTGGTTGCTGTATGAAGGTACCCTTTCGACAATTTCTGTCATTTCCTTATCTTCTTAATCAGTTCCTCTAGGCTCTCGTCACTAAGGAAGCTGTCCTTCTCAGCGCTCCAATAGTCTAGGTACTTGTCTCTGTGTATCGCATACCATCTGTTGGTATACTCGCTGAAGTGGAACACGTAGTTCCAAATGATTACATTACTCATCGTTTTCTTTTTTGCTTTTGATAATAATCCATCTGCCCTGCTGGTCTCTGTCCTCCTCAGGCATGGTGCCCTCCTTGTACATCGCATAGGACACCAGCCATCTGTAGAATTTAGTTCGGCTGATGCTCATGCGTCCACGTGGCCCATAGTCAGGGTACTCGTCCACGAAGTTGCTGTATAGCTCGTTCTTGTAGAGCCTCACATCCGTCTGTAGCATCACGTTACGCTCTGTGCTGTCAACCAAGCCACACCACTCGATAAACTCGTGGCAAGTCTCTGCCGATAGCTGTCGTATCTTTAGGTTCACAAACTTACTCTTGACTAGTCCTGTCCGCAGGTAGTTAGTCAGACATCCAATCATGTAGTTGTCGAACTCACACCAGTCGTCATCGTTCCAATCCCCGAACATCAACTTACCAAACTCATCCAATGGAGTGTACTCCTTGGTGTAGTACTGATGTAACTCCAGCTCCCACTTACGTCTAGCAAATGAGTTGCCTGCTCCCTTGATTGCGTAGTTGGTTGTCAATGCAATCTTTGGAGACTTGGCAAAAGGAATCTTGATAGCGTCCTTGTTCTTCTTCTCTAGTGTCAACCCTTCTGTAATCACACTGAACAAACGCTCAAAGTCGAAGTGCTTTCTCACGTCATCGAAGCAAAGTATCTGCGTGTCTGCTGACACCAATTGGTAGGCGAAGCTACGCTCAAAGGCAAATGACTTGCCGTCAATCACCACTAGCTTTTTCATCTTGCTCAGGGCATTCATCAGAAGCCCCTTGCCTGTGCCACCCTCAGGGTTGTCGCTGATGACCTCATCGTTCAGGATGACCGCAGGACAGAAGCTAAGGTTCTTGTATCCGTGTAGCAGGAATCCTAGCGTGCTCTCCATGGACTTGATGCGTCCCTCGTCACCACCATTGATGTTGCTGACAAACTTCTTGAAGTCAAAGTCATTTGACACCCCGCACATCACGAAGTTCCTGTCAATCACATGGTCGTTCCACACGTATCCACCAAGGTCTAGGTAGTCCAAGGTAGACACGCCATCCTTTGTAATCTTCACCGCGCAGTTCTTGTAGTACAGGTACGCTGCGTTCTTGGTGTCTGCAATAAAGTAAATGTCAATCGTAGACAGCATGGACAAGAACTCCTCCCTGAAGAACCTAGTTTGGTCAGCGAAGTAGTTGTACACCGCAATGTCGTCCAGCTCCAGCAGATGGTTCAGCACGAAGTCCTTAATCTCCTTCTCTGAGGTGTGGTCAATCAAGTTGTTGGTGACCTTCACGAACACGTAGTTCTTGCCCCCCTCAGGGCAGTACTTGTAGAAGCCGTTGTCCTCCAAGAACTGCTTGAACTGAATGTGAATTATTCGGATGACCCCCTTGTCGTTCCTGTCCCAAAAGGTTTGCTTGGCATTCTCCTCCTCAACCTTATTGAGCACAGATTCGATTGTATCGCTGTCCAAGTGGGAGTCCTGCAGTTGGATGCGAATCTCTTTTTTTGATACACCACGTCTGAGTTTGGCTCTGATGTTATTGATGCGCTCCTCGTCCTCGTAGTACTTGGTTCCAAAGTTGGCCGTGTGCTTGTAGGCCGAGTCAATAGTTTGAGCAATCTCTCGAGTCGTGAAGTCCTCTGAGGCGTACTGGTTCAATACATAGGATGCCAATCCCTTGTTGATTCCAAAGTCATTGAAGGCCATGGCCAGCACGTAGCAGTTCTGATTGCGCTGTCCCTCGCTCATTGGGTACTTCTTTGTCCACCACTTGACAAGTATGTCCACAATCTTATTCTCATCCGTGATTGGAATGGTAGGCTGGTCTCTTGTCTTGATGACCTCGTTGTACTCGGGCTCCTCGATTAAGTCCCACACACTGCTGTTCTCGTTGATGTGTAGCAACGGGTCGTAAGACTCGTAGCACACGCGAGACACGTTCTTGCTGGTCTTGTCGAAGTATGGGCTGTTGAAGTACTTCTCTAGGCTGTTGAAGTAGTTGGTGTGATTCTCAGGGTCTGCAGGAATCTTTACCAATACCTTGAGGCCATTGCCTGACGGGCTAATGAATACAGAGAACACGTACTTGTTCTTGGTCAGGTTCTCCTTGTCCTGCAGGAGCTCCTTATTTTTGGTGTAGCCATCGAAGTCAAGGCATATCAACCCTGAGTGCTGTATCAGGGACGCGTCTGTCCTCTTGTTGAATGTACCGCTGAAGCAAATTGCAGGCAGTAGCTTCTTGAGTTCTTGTCTCTCAGGCTTGTTTTTCTCTGAGCGAATTCGCTTGACCAAGTCCTTGGTTGTCTCAGAACCTTCCCTGATTCTGTTAAGAATTACTCTCACATCCCTATGGAACGGAGTGTCCGTGTCCCTGATGCTTTTAAATATGGTTATGTCTTGTGTCATAAATGTTGAATGGGTGTCGATTTTATGTAGTGTAAGTTACTGACTTTCAATTTACTGTCAATTATGTCGATTTTTAATTCAAATTTTAAATAAAAAAAAATAAAAAGAATAGAAATTATATATAGAGATAGTAGGGAAAATTAATTGACATTTTTGACAGGCAGAAAGGCCAAAAAAAAGGGAGAGATTGTCTCCCCCTTATTTTACCTCCATTAGAATGGTAAGTCACCATCATCCTCGGGCTCAGGCAACACTACCTTTGGCTGTGGCTTTGCCTTCACTTCTGTTGGCTTAGCTCCTGTCGGTGCCTCGTAGGTGTCTAACTCAACGTAGTGGTTCCCGCTTCGCGCGGTCTTCACATTGAGGTTGACCCAGCCATTACGCTGGTGCTCCTTGATGAATGCTACTGCTTCGTCAACTTTTAAAGATAGTCTGCCGACTACAAAGTCGGGAGCCTTTTCGTTTCTCTTGAAAGAGAATCCGTCTGCAAAGATTTTTTCGTCTTGTGCCATTGTGTAAATTGTTTTTGTATGCCTCAGTCTATTTGAACCAACACCTACCTCTGAGGCTAAGCAGGATGTTAGTTGTAGTCAGGACAGGATTCGAACCTGTATTTCACGTCTGAATTACTATGTATTACTTCTTGAGTTCCACTCTCTGTATTGCTTTTGGGAGCTACCCACGCCTTATACACACATTTATTTTCCATAACGCATAGCATCGTCTACCATTCCGCCACCTGACTATTTAATTACAAAAGCCTAGACCAAATCTTAATTATAGCATCCCTTTGAGGGGATGGTTCTAGTTTTGACCATCTGTCAATCCATTCTTTAATTTCTTCTTTACTCATAATTATTTATTTTAATGTGTAGTCAGGACAGGATTCGAACCTGTAACAGACCCATTGGCCCGCGTCTTCCTCTATTCCGCCACCTGACTAGTGTCCTTCAAGACACTACAACAAGAACTCGTCTATGTAGTAATTATCTATGTTGTCCGTAGAGGCCTCAGAGAAGTACTTATTAAAGACTTCTATGGCTCGGG